TGTTGCGTTCACTGGACTAGCATTGTCATGAATACAACCTTGTTCAATATTATTATCATTCCATGATGATGCTGAATAATTAACTGCATAAGATACTGCATCTACGGCATCGCCTGTGTTATCTGTATCACCTGTATCATTGGTTTTAGGATATCCACTTGTAAATACCTGTCTTGAGTTTGCAATTTTACTTGAACCAGATACATCAAAGTTTTCAAAATCGTCTGTTTCTTGTTCTGTATATGCAGTTGTACCAATTTCAAATCTACCACTACCAAAGTTTTCATTAGTTGCTGGTGTTTCACCTGCTCCTTTCTTTGCATAATAGATTTCTCCATCGTTTGTTACTAAATTATGTGTATAATCAAATTCTTTAATTGTGTCAATTCTACCTGATGGACTAACTTCTGGGAATGATAAGACTCTTACAACATTATCTGAACGTGCTTGTTCTGATAAATATCTTGTTTTATCTGCCCAAGATTGAAAAGATTCATTTTTTGCTTCGGCTATTCTTTTTGTTAAATCCCATGATTCTGGTAGTTGAAACATCTTAATATACACTCACATTTAATTGATTAAGAGAATTAATCATGTCACCACTCTGCAAGATAGTGTCCATAACCACCATCGCCTGTATAACGTCTACCTGTAAATCTTTCTACATGTTGAGGTGCTCCGTCAATCTCTAAATTCATAATTAAACCGTTAATTGTTGCTACTGATTGTTCCATCCAAAACTTTGCAGAGTCAGTATCGCCTCTTTTACCTCTGAATAGTGAGCATACATAGTAATTTGCTGTCATTTTTATATCTGCTAGTACATTAGGTACTTTTAATGGTATTCTTTCATCATGTGCTTTCAAAATGTTATCAACATGGTTATTTGCTACTCTACCAAAGCGATTTAATAGTTCATCGTCTGTACTATCATCTACTTCTATGTTTAGTAAGTCTTTACATGCGTTTATCTCGTAATAATTGCCTGCCATAACTGCACTATGCTCTCACGTATTAAGAGAAATAGTTATGAATGGCAACTACACGTACATGTTCTTCCTTTACATGCACCATGATACTTTCTGTAGCACGAATACGATATTTTTCTGTCTTTTTTACCCTCTGGTCTCTCTAATACTTGATCGAATTCCATTAGAAAACCCTCTTTCCGTACTTGAATTTTGGTTGTATCTCTATTTTTTTGACAGGGCATACTATTCTGGCAGTTTGACAGTGTGCATCATGCTGTACTGCTTCTGGAGCATCTAAACCTATAACATGCTTAAAGGCTTTATGAAGAATCACACCTGATTCTCTTAGTTCTTTACATGCTTTACATGGGTTTTTTGCTGTACATTTTGTTCTTGTATTCATTATACTTCAAGCTCCTGTGTGATGCTTGTAAATGGCTCTAATGGTAGTTTTTCCCATTGTCTCAAAAGTGACTTCCATTTCTTGATGTTTGTTGGCTCATAAATCTGATTTGAAGAACGATTATTTTGTTCTTTAATCAATTTTGCTTCCAACAATTCTTCTTTTTGTTCATCTGTTATAGCGTGAGTATGTTGAGTAGTACAACCTTTCCAGTCGCCTGATTTCTCAATCTCACTCCAAACGATGAAATTGTAGTTTGATTTCATGTAAAGTGAATGTTATATCCATTATATTAATATTTGCATTTAAAAAAGTTGACTAAAAAAAGAAAAAAAAAGGGTTAGAATAGAGTTCGTCTATTACTGAACCGATTATTGTGTTGATGAGACTCTAACGATTGATGCTGAATCTATTACACCAGCTTTTGTTCTCCAAGTAGTATTAACACGTACTTGGTTATCCTCTGGAATTTCATGCATCTTCACTGTGACATCACGTTTAATACCAATACCATAACTGTGTTTAGGAACACATACGATTGCATTATAAGCATCGTTAGTTTGTGATTTGGCTTCTACTGCGTTTGTTACTACTATTTGTACACCCATCAATTCTTCTAACTGTGCTTTAAGCCAGATATCTGGAACTGAACGAGTTGCCAATGATGTAACGTTAGTAGATGTGATTAGTTCACGCCATTGTTTTGGATGTAGAAATGCAACCGGTTTTACTCCGCCTCTAAGATAACCTTGGTTTTCAAGATATTCTCTAGCGTATGCAATACCTGTTTCATCAAATGCCACTGATGCTACATTACTTGATGTAATAGTTGCACCTGTGTCAGCTCTTATCCATAATCCTGGTGTTAGTGTACCTTCTTTAGAAATGGTATCTAACATGTCAGTTGCTACAAAGTCCTCGTATGATGCTGAACTTCCTTCCACGATTACTTGAAGTAAATCAAATGGAGAATTTTCAATTTCATCGAAGTCACCAATGAGATAAGTACCTGTGATAGTTGAAGGTGTTACCTCGATTGCTGTAATTGTCTGTGTAGCTTCTGATGGAGTAGATCCAACAGTTTGTGAACCATTAGCTGGTAAAGTCGATTTAAAGAATCTTGCTCTATCTGCACCTGCATTAATTTCTTTTACTTTAGCAAATTGGAATACAGGTATGAAAGATATTCCGCCAGGTATAATTGCTACATCAGTGTCTAAATCCTGTGTTGCGTGTGTACCTGAGATTGAAACTGCTTCTTTAATTTGTGCTGGAACATTTCTAAATGCTTCTTTTACACCGGTTTTTGCATCTGCACGTCCTACTTGAATGCCTCTAAGGACATTGTGTGGGATAGTGAATTTGTAAGTGCCGTATGCTTCAAGTGCTTTAGGATATTCTCTAGCAACTTCTCCGAATGTCTTAGATGAAACATCAGAACCAACTTGTGCGGTTGGTTTCTTTTCTTTCATTTTAAGCTCTGCAATTTCAGATTCTAGTTTTCGTAACTTTTCATGGCTAATGTCTGCTTTAGTGTCTGCAACTTCTGGTACTTCTGGTGCGACAGGTTGACATGTTTCAGTCTTTGCATCATAAGAGTGTCCTGGTGGACATTCTTGATTTTCAACTTTTTGAACGTCACCAGTATCTACATCACTGTCATTTAAGTCAGATTTTTGTGATTCTGGAGCATCGCCAAATTGTTCTTTTTTCTTGTCGTTACCATTTTCAGATTTTGCAACACACTTGCCTTGTGAAACGTCATAAACGTGTCCTTCTGGACAATCGTCTTGCTCTTTTGTTTCTTTGTTGTTACAATTACAAGTCATTGTTAGTTTTTATATAGTAGTGATTAAGAGAATTAATAGACCACTCCATAGATACGTTTTCTATTTCATTATGGCTTATGTTTTAATTAAAAAAAAGAGAATATAGAGAAGTTTTTTTCTCTAGTTTGTCTCTATTCTGCTTCTGGACTCATTAAGACTTCGTGACAGTTCTTACAATATGGTATATCAAATACCTTATCGTTGTTACAATCAATGTACTCAATATCATGGTTTTCATGTATTGGGTTTTCTGGGTCTTGTATTTGTCTGAGTCTTGCACTTCTGATTTGAGTGAAAGAGCCATCTTTTCTGTTTGCTTTTACTCTTTCTTCAATCTTTTTTTGTATTATTTCATACTTGTTCATGTTCTTGATATTACATACACATGTAGTACACTTAAGTGTTTATCAAAAGTCGGGTATAAAGGGTCTTTACGTGGTGACGTAAAGTGGTCAACAATCATGCTGTGTTTTGATGTTTCTATTGAAATACTCACCTTTAGAGTCTGCTCCTTTCCATGAGTCAAACTTTCTTTCAGGTACATTACAAAAATTATACCATTTTTCTCCGTTTAGATACACTTCCATTGTCTGTGTGTCTTGATCATATCTAACGTTACCAACAAATGATGATGAGTGTGTGAATGCCTTATAATTTGCTTCTGTTAATGATTCTTTCCAATTCTCATCTAACTCTGTGAAGTTAAATTCTAGTTGTTTTTTTTTAACTCGTTACAACACTTGCAGAGATATCTTTCTTTCATATCATCAACTATTTTTGTTAGTTTTTCAGTATCATTGTTAATAATTGACTCAAGTAGTTCTATTTGATCATATATCATTGGTTCTGGGTGGTCGTCTGATATCTTTCTGAATATACCTAACACTTCTTTTTTCTTTTCTAATGCATGATCAAAGTCTAATTTTGTTTCTTTACCGTCTCTTGTTATTGTTTTATGTATGTGATCATGACCTTCATGATTACATTCACTGATATAATTTTCAATGATTGAAACACTTGTTTCTGGTACACCTGGTGTTTCTGTTAATGCTAATCCTTCTGGTATTAAACCGTAAGGCATAGAGAAACAATCTGTTGAACCGTTACATACATGTTTAACTGATGTAGGTGTTGCTTCTATTGATGTGTATAGTAATCTATTCTTTGCTAATATTGATGCTGATGGATCTGTAATTTCACCTTCATAGAAAACTGTTTCTGTATCTGCATTATAATGAAAAGTTGCTTTACCTATTACTTTATCTGGATCATGTTCCCAATTAAGAGGAACTGTTTTATTATCGAATCTCTTTAGTTCTTCTTTTGTGTATAAATTTTGATTTCTTGATATTCTTGGTATCAATGCTACACCTGATATTTTAGCATGTTCGTCTATCTTTGTGTAGGATTCTAAGTGCATATTATTGAATTTTAATGTTCTAACATAAAGAGAATTAATCTTCTAATAACATGATATTACTTTGATGCCATGTTTGAATAAACAATAATCATCTATCAATATTGGTTGTGGTTTCTGATAACCATCCATACCATATAGATAACCTAACATGAATTTATCTGCTATTTTTATCTCAAACACTTCATTACTGAATGGTTTTAAACTAGGTGTCATAGTAGAACGATGATAACCATTAGGTGATACACTCTCATAATGACCAACACCTAAACCATGCCCTAACTCATGTAGTACAATATTATAGATTGTTTGTAATGGTAATTGTTCCCTAGCTAGATTAATCTCAAATTTAGTTAACCCTGTTTCAGGATCTTTCTTTGCATCATCAAAGTTCAAAACTATACTCGTATTTTTTACTGCGTGAAGATATACGACAATAAATGTAAATTTATGTGAACTGTTAGAAAAATCAATACCTGTTAATCCTAACGCTTTATTATCAGGTTCTTCATTAAATGCTTCATAAGTTAAGAATATAGTACAATGTCTATAATCATCAGGTGTTTTATCCCAATGTTCTTCATAAGGTACTGTCGAATGTATATACATACTCCAATCGCCATCAGGTAGAAACTCTGACATCTCTACTTGCCAATCAAGTATAGCTTTCCATGATTCTATCTCTACTGATTTCCAATATTTCCAATCAACATTGGTAGGATTAGGCTCAAATAAACACACGTTAGGTGTTGCATCATGTCTTATACCTAGAAATTCATATCTATCATATACTTCATCTGTATTCTGTGCATTTACTGTTGTTATTGGTAATGTTAACACCATGCATACTGACAATACTAACAATACTATTGATAATAATCTTAAATTATTCAAAGTAGATTCTGAAATATCTCAAATGCTGTAAATGCTGTAGCCATGGCACCTATAACTATGTAGAATTTTCTATCTTTACCTGCCTGTTTAGCTTCAATATCGTCAAAATGTGACTTTAATTCTATTTCAATCTTCATCATTCTTCCACAAAGATCATCTATTTTCTCATCAGTAGCATCTAGCTTATCTAATATTCTCTTGGTCAAATCATCGAACTCCGTCATTGATAACTACACGTTCCTTGGGTTCTACATTGACAACCTCTCTTAGTACATAATGCATGTTGGTGTTCTTTACACATCTTACACATTCTTAGTTTCTTAGGTTTGACTGATTCTAATTCTTTCTTATCTATTGGTTTATCATCTCGTTCTGGGTTATCTGCTTTAATTTTCTGTGCAGATATTGCCATTTGTTTCTTCATATCTTCATCTGCTAATATTTCCTTATCATCTGTTAGTTCAATACCGATGTTGGCTTTTATCCATTCTCTCATCTCATTTAATGTAATATCACCTTTCTCTTTCATGTCTATAACCTGTTCTACTTCCAACTCTTTTACATTCTGTGTAGTGAATTGAATATGACAATCTTCATTGTCTGGGTCATATCCTAGATTGATTAGTATAGGGTCAAATAACTCATGCTTTAGTTTGTTGGCTAGGTATCTTTGGTATCCTCTGACTCTCTTTTGCACGATGGTCTCTGTGGTGTCTGATGATGCCCTACTGGTAAAGTCACCTGTCAGTATATCATGTGGAAATTGTGTACCTAACTCAAATGTTTTCTGAATATGTTGAACAAAGTCTGTATATTTACTGTTACCTGAACTCTCAAAGAACTCTATTTCTGGTTTAACTTTCTGTACTCTTTTATCTCCCGGTTTATACTCTTGCCATCTTCTTGCTTCCTGTCTTAGATAATCATCATTTGCACCATTATAGGTGATTGTTGTAATTGGGTATGCATTATTTAGGACAATAGATACCATTGCATCTTCAAGACCCCACATAGCTTCTACTAGTGGTGGCATTGTTCTGTTACCTATTGTTCTTGGTACTGCAAGAGAGTAGTATAATGATTTACCCCATGGTTGTCTAGAGTAAGATGTTAAGTTAAATTCAATAAATTTGCCTAATTTTCCTTCACCTAGTTTGTTTAATCCACCATTCTGTGTTCTTTGTTCATACCATTCTAACTCACCATATTCATCTCTTTTCTTTGATAGTATGGTTGACATGTCTACTTCTAGTACGTCTTGTACATCTTTCTCATCTAGTTTCTCTAAGATACCATTACCTGTGATGAGTATTGTAGTTACTAGGTTTTCAAATTTATCATAAAAGTTTGTACGTCTAATCCACTCATCTAGTTCTCTCTGTGCATCTTCTGATTTACATGTAATATTCATATCTGTACCTGTTATCATTTCAGAGTAAGATGCTACTGCTATTCTAATCTGTGGTGTTCTGTCATGATAATCAATTAGTCTATCAAATGTGATATTCTCTGGTCTTTCTCTTGTCCAATCTCTCTTTAGTATTTTAGCTACTGGTGTCTTTCCAGAAACGTTTGATGTTTCCTCTACTCGTCTAAATCTGTCTAGAATACTCATCCTGATGCACCTTGTAATACTAATAGTTCTGTATAATTTAATGTGCTTTCTTTAGCATCTGCTTTTGAGATTTCTGCTTTTACTTCATATAAACCAAAGATTGGCATTTCACCATCCTGTACTGCATAAGACCATGTGCCATTAGATGCTGATACTATTGTAGCTGTCTTGTTAAATCTGTCTCCCACTCTTCTAATCTTGTATATTCTAATCTTAACTGTATAACCTGATAAATTCTTTGCTTGTGTTTTGTTCTTGTCTGTGTAGATTGTACCTGTTAGTTTATTATCTGCTGAATAGTCTCCACGATACCATGTTTTTTGATCTAATTCTAGATAAAGACCGTATGCCAATTTATAGATTTACACCGAATTGTTTGAAGTCTTTTTCTGATAAGCCGTAGATACCCCATCTTCTATTATCTTTAAGTTTATTTAATTCAAAAGCAATTTTATCTTCTGGTGCATGTTCAGTTAGACCTAGTCTTACTCTTATATCTGAAAAATCAATTTTAGATTTTGACTTTGTGGAACTAATTTTTTTGTCCTTGTTTTCTTTACCGAACATGTGATAGTTTGATTTAATACTATAAAGAGAATTAATAACCTAATCCACCAGATTTATTGAACCACTCTCTAATCTTTCTATCGACCATGTGAGCTGTTGTTCTTTGTGGGTCTGGATCATTCTTCTGTATTCTGTCTATCTCTGCAATGATATCATCAATTAATTCATTGACTGATTGACTAAAGTTTTCCATTATTTTCTCGTAGTTTAATGGCACTAGCATAATTTGTTAATTCGTAAATAATAATAGAGAAGTAATAAAAAAGAAAAAAGAAAGAGGTTAGTAGGATACTAACTCACCGTTACCATCTTGATAACAGTGTTGTCCTGCATTTATCCACGATTCTTGGCATGGTTTACAGAAAAAAATATCTGCCTCTTCAACGAACATACAATCTGATGATTTTTTGTATTCACCACATTGATGGCATTTGCATACGTGTTTGCTCATACTTAGAATACACTATATGAACTATATTAACCTTGTGAAGTGTGTTTATTGACTATATGCTCTAATAATTCTGACTTTGTATTCCATTTATCTAGCCCACACCAACAGCATTTTAGTTTAATCATGTCTCTTTTTGTATGGGATAAAGAAAGTGTGAAGGGTCTCTTAATTCTAATATACGTGTTTTTTGTTTTTCTATTAATATCAATCTACGTTTTATTGATGCTTCAAGTTTATCTATAGATACTGCTTTCTTACCACATTCTGATGAACATGTTCTACGCCTGA